GCAAAAACTGGTATAAGATTGATGTATTTTGTTCTATTATATAAATTAGCGGTTGGAGATCTTATGACTCAACTTTTAGATGTCGTTAAGTAAAGCCGCATGATAGCATGTCGGATAAAGACCAATTTAATGCACCTAATCTTGAGAATGGATTAGAAATTGAAGATATTTTTAATGAAGGGACTCTGTCAGTTTTCGAAGATTTCGGGGCTGACAGAGCTCTTTTTAATATGGTCAATAATGAACTAATTAAATTGGGGGGATCCGAAGTCACTGTTTATAAGTTTTTATCTACAGAAAACTTTGATGATTTATACGACGAAGATCGTATAAAAGCTCTATCCCCAGTTCCAGTAGGGACTTACGCTCATTTCGATCCGGTTCCTATCCAGGAGAATTTATCTGAATTTGGATTAGAATTGACTAGTGAGTTGTCTTTTACTTTTAACAGAGAAGAGATAAGAAAACTTCTTGGTAGAAATCTTCGGGCTGGAGACGTTATCCGTCCTGCGTTTCAGAATTTTTTCTATGCAGTGTACGAAGTCCAGGAAGATAGCTTTGAATCTTACGGAGTTTACACTCTAACAGCTCAGGCTAGGATATGGAGGGATGGGGATTATATCTACAAGATTCGTCAGCAGCACCCAGAATTCCCCCCTCAGGCTATTATAGAGAGCACTGGAGGTATTATCCTGTCTGATGGATATTATATGCTAGTAGATTTTCGCTACTCAATCGAGAGTTCTGAAGTAGCCCTTGCTGGAGGAGACAAACTTCCTGTAATGATCGTATCCCATACTGGGCCTTCTAACAGAACTCTTGTAGGTCAAGAAGCACTAAAATGGACAGAGAGAGGGTTTTTTGTCATTCTACCTGATATTAGGGGTCGTGGCGAATCCGTAGCTAGAAATGATCCACGATTCCGTGGTAGGAGTTATGAGACTTCGATTAGACACAGGTTGGATACTTGGGAAGTTATAGAGTGTCTCTACCAAGGAACAGCATACGATGTAGGACAAGGTGGTCAAACACCATTAGTATTTGAGCCGACTAAAATAACTTCTCAAATATTTGATAGAGATGGAAGTCTTATTCAAAATGAGAATAAAGGAGAGGAGAACGAAAAAACTATAATGGTTCCCCACCCATCGAGAAATGAGTTTAAACTCTTGATGGATTTGGATAATATGCACGCCGCTGGTTTTTCTCTGGCTGGAGCCGTACCACTTTATATGTCTGTAGACTCGGGTCTCAAATATACTCAAAACATGTCAATCGATAAGCTTGTAAGATATAATTATAATACTTCTACTTTGGAGTTTGGAAAATCTTACATGAATCCAAGATCAGGAGCAGAAGATCCGGAAAATGGATTTCGGAAGTATAGCGCTACTGATCCATACAATCCAATAGATAACCAATTTCCTTTGCAGGGATTCAGGACTATAAAATCAATCCATGCTGGAGGTGCCCTGATTGATGCATGGGGTCATGTTACTGAAGGAGAATGGGATGGAGGAATCAAACAACATTTTAGTTTTTTTCTATATGCCAAAAAAGGAAAAACTCAATGGTCTGATTCCTTAGAGTATTATAATCCCGATCAGTTTAAGGGTTGGGACCTACAAGACTTAGGGATTTGGTCTAATCCTGTGTGTATTTTTCCTGTGGAGTATTGGTGGGAAAAGTGGGATTGGGACAGCTTAAAGACTTTCTTTCGAACAGGAAAAGTTAATCACAGTGAGACGGAGTTGAATTTCAGCGAATATGGAGCAATTGGAAACGTACCTTATGCGCCTTCCGGAATGCTTCATTTTGATCCCAGATCTACGGATGCAGGCGTTGAACTACCATTTGCATCGTGGGTATGGCCTAAAGCATATACAAAGTCCGGATCGACGTGGGATAGCTACACTTCATCTTCCAATTCGCCTGTAATTGAAAGATATGGCTGGTATAGGTGCATGCCTGAGGGCCTTGTAAGTTTGGAAGCGGGGGAAATCATTAAAGTGTGTTCCAAGGGTTATGGGGGGGCATCTTTTAAATTAGGGAGGATGTATTCTAGTGAGGATACAGAGGAAGGATATCAACCTAATTACGAAAATTTTGGCACGGCAATTCTCCCTTATATTTCCGGAGAATTTGACGGGGATAAAGTATGGTTTAGTAGGTGGTACTCATCCGATACTAACATAGCATTCCATATGGGGTATGATGACATCATTATGTCACCTGTTAACAACATACAGTATTTTATAAAAAGAGCTGAACAAAACAAAAACGCAAAAACGACATTTTTATGTACACACGGGGTGGCTCACGGAACCGCACGCAGTAACAAAGAATTCGCTTTGATAGATAAAAGAGAAAAAGATTGGATTAGCTACTGGGCTAGAGGGGTTCCAATTCCTATAGACAACAAAAATTATTTATTGTCGGCAGTCAACACAGCACCACAAGGATTTGTAGACTATTTACCCGCAGCTGGAATGATTACTGTCCCTGAAGGTGAAGAGTATAATAACCCAGACTCTGAAAAATTTGTATCACAATTCGATCATTGGCCTCCTCCGTATGACTCGTTGTTGAGAATTGACTTAGATGATCCGTTATCAACAACTGACTATCATAGATTTTCTATAAACCACAGGTTAATGTTTTCCTCTGGAGATTTCGAGAATCTCGTTGAATCGTGGGGTGAAGGGATATTTCCTTTCGTCCCAACACATGATATACCTCTTTCTGTTGGTGGGGTAGGGGATAGGGATCTTATAGACCCTCCCGAACCAGCACCAGGAGTAATTTTTCGTAATTGGTACAGGAGTAATGTTGAAGGTTACTATAAAACTGATGTATACCAACACAGGATGCTAGTTCCGAGCGCTATAGACATCAATAAAGATAGCTACTCACAATACAAGGGCTACCCGGGACATTATGGAGAGGTCCCTATGGTATCCAGCACTAATATTTCATGGGATGGACCTGTATTGAACAAACCAAAAACTCTTCTTGGCTCTCCTAGCGCGGTTATTGATGTAAGCTCAAACACAGGGTCTTTTCAAATCTTTGCCGCGCTGTATGAAGTAGATCCAGCAGAAAATGAAAAGTATGTGGTAGGAGCGTTGTATTCTCAAGTTGATCAACAGACTACAAGTACTTCTAATTTCTATAGAGCAAAATTCCCCTTAAATCCGTATTACTATAAATTCTCCTCAGGAAACAGAATAAGAGTTAAACTGTGGAATATGTCTATACAACAGCCCCCGTATGAGGAGGGAAGTAAGGTTGAAGGAATTCCAGGCTCTAAATATCCTATCGCAGGTGGGGTATTTACTGGGTTACCTAGTTTCGAAGAATTTGAGTTAAGAATTAGAATTGGGGGTAATTCCTTCTTATTATTACCAATAAACAATACAATACTGAAGTCCCCTCTCTAAATACAATAGAATGAAACACCCTACTCAAATTTCAGAAGAGACTGTTAACCGCTTCATTAACGAGTCCATGAAGACTAAGACTATGATGGAAGCCAAAAAGAAGGCTAAAAAATCCAAGGCTGAAAAACCCAAGACTAGAGACTATGACTACTCCGATGAAGAGGGAGCAGGCAAGAGGGAACGACAAGAAATGCACGGTGACCACCAAGAACACGAAGGAGAACTTCAGAATGAACTTTCCGCTTTTATGTCCCGAGGCGCCGCCTCGCTAGCTAGGATGGCTCAAGATAAGGCTCAGAATCATGGCTGGGGAGGCAATACTCCAGAGAGCATTAGAAAGGGGAGGCAGGCCGACCGGCTCCAGTCTTACTCAGACGCAGAGTATCGGAAAAGAGGATCAGGTACCGCGTGGAGAAACGTGACTAAACGTAGCCAGGAAAGGAGTGTTCCAGGTTCGTCAAGAATCTTCCCTCCTGGATCTGGCGAAGTTGCGGGAGCACGAGTGGATGCCGCAAATGCCGCAAGGAATGCTAGAAGAGTGCGAACTGACAATCAAAAACACGAAGGCGAACTTCATAACGAAGATCTGAAAGGTGCCGCTAAAACAGTTAAAGACAGACTGGTTAGAGGAAAAAGAGTTGCAAACGTCGTCGTACAAAGAAAACTAAAGCCTTGGTTGAAAAAGCAAGGAGATGCTTTGAATCAATCAGCTAAACAGGAAGCAGACGATCAGATGTATGGCGACTTGCCAAACTATCCTTAGTCAATAAACTCGACTACAATACCAGCTTTTCTTAGCAGTTTAATTCCGTCTCTAACTCTGTACTTTTCTCCGCATACAACGCGGGAAATCTCTGCCTGAATAATAAGTTTAGCACATTCAAAACAAGGGGAGAGAGTAACATACAGAAAAGCTCCCTCAGAAGAGTTAGTACTCTTTGCCAGCTTCGTCACAGCGTTGCTCTCGGCGTGCAGGACGTGTTCAAGGGTTTTTCCGTCTTCCCCTTCACATTCATTAGGAAATCCTCTAGGAGAGCCGTTGAAGCCGTCTGAGATGATTTGACCACGTTTTACTATAAGGCATCCAACTTTCTTTCTATTGGCTACGGACAGGTTACTCCATTCCTCTGCCATCTTCATATAAGCCAGATCAAACCTGGTAATTGTCATACGATATCAAAGCCAGTGTTTCTTGTTAAATGAAGTCCTATTTGCAAATTTAGGGTTTTCGTAACCGGCTTTTGGTTTCTTCTGATGATATACAGTCCACTTCTCTGGCTTCCAAGCATTAGGGTCTACGGTATTAGCTTGTTCGTTGATTTTTCTTAGTTTTCTCATGAGTACCAGCTTTCACCAGGATCACAAAAGCGAATAGATTTTATAATATCTACTAGGTCTGTGAGTGACTTAGACATCAACTCTGCTATCTCTACGAGAGTGTCTATTATGTCGCTTACACCTGCAACTAATTTTTATTATAAGACTCACCAGGCATTCTTCCGCCATGAGTAGTTGTAATGTCTAATTGCCTTTGCTTTCCAGACTTACGAAACATTCTTCTTATTTTCCGGTTAGTAGGCTTATTTTCTTTTGCAGCCTGTTCCAATTCTTCTTGAGCCTTTTTCCTCTTCTTGGTTACTTCGTTTTGAAGTTCACCTTCGTATTCTTGGTTAGCAGCTAGACGCTCTGGAGGTCTAACGTGTCCCGTTCTGCTAGATTGGGCTTGAAGACTTAGTAATCTTTTAGTAGCAGATTTAGCGGCCTTACGAAAGCGCTTTAAGCGCGAACGTGCTCTATCTAAAGCTGCTTGTTTATTTTTTGATTCTACTTCAGCAGCTTCTACTTCGCTATCTTCTAAGACCGTGGATCTCCAAGATTTATTAACCATAGTTTCTGGAGTTATTTGATATGGATTGTGTATAAAGTTGTTCATCTTATTGTCTCTTAGAGGGGATCCTCCGTGTTCTTTGTTTGCTGCCAAACGGAGTTCCCCTGACCTTCTACTAAGGGTTGGAGTGGAAGGTCTTGATGTCCTTTGTGTAAATGCTCTATCTTTATCAGGATTCATTTTGCCGAATCTCCCTTCTTTGCGAGCAACATCTAGTCGTTGAGTTCCTTGGAAACCACCTCTCCTTGCTTCATCTTTACTTTGGGTACCGACGAAACCGGTTCTCCTGGCTACATCTTTTCCAGCCGTAGTTCCAAGTTGTGCACCTATAGATCGTAACCTATCTTCGCGTCCACCAAATCTTTTTGTGGGTGCTTGTTCTTTGACATGCATGAAATGACGAGCAACAGAGGGGGATGGGGCTTTTCGGCCTTTAGGTTTCCATCCGTGTGCTACTGCTCTCATGAAGTTTGCTTGTTTTTCGGTTTTAGCAGGCATTTGGTGTTCGAGGCATGTTTGTGGGAGGGATAGTAGTAGAGCAGTTAGTATCACCTTTTGATGTTTTTCCACATGGCAGCTGCGGCAACTCTCTTGCCCGCTGCAGCACTTCCGTATTTACCGGCAGCTTTAGCGGCTACTTTAGCAAAGTTTTTACCTGGTTTCCCTATGTCTTTTCCGGCTGCAGCTTTCTTTGCCGTAGTTTTCTTCTCCTTCTTCGAAAGACCGGCGCTAGGAGAACGGGCTTCGTGAAGCTGTTTCTTAAGTGCGGCAACGATAGTAGCCAAAGCTTCCTCTAGCTTGTCAACCCTGTCTTGGAGAGGGTTTTCATTAAGGGAGGTTTCAGGAGTTGTAACCATTTGGGAATCAGACAATGTTTTTGGCATAGACCATTTATTAGCAATATTAGGAGGAATACCAACATTGGCAGCAGGAGATACTCCATCACCTTCATCCTTTACGGCTTCATGACTGAATGTGTCGTTGTGAGGACCTGCATTAGAGGCTGCGGCAGCATTCTCTTGATTACCGGTAACTTTGGGTTCCTGTGCATTGCCAGCAGGGGGTGCAGCAGTGAATTTACCTTTGGTAGCGGACGCCAGCTCTCTAGATTGCTTTTCATTTTCTGCTGGGTTAAACCCTAGGTTGTTTTTATTTCCATAGCCTTTAAAAATATTTTCGTTAATATCTTGTACAAATTTGGTGGGGATTTCTTTCATTATGAATATTTCCTATTTTATATACACAAGAAGTAAAGTTTTAGCATTAGATATTTATAACAATGCTTGGAAAAGACGAATTAGAATTTTTTGGTAAAACCAAAACTCTGGGGCTATTTGGGGATAAGAAATTTCCTTTCAAGTCTGGACCTAAGTCGTCTATGGCTAGAAAGGAAGCACTTTCTCATATAAAGAAATTGTTGGTCCAGATAAAGCCAAATAAGATTTATATAACTCCTAACAGAGGATTAGAGGAACTAGTAATTCCATTATTGTCATTCCTGGATGTACCCTATGTTATCGTGAACCCTTATAAGGGGTATTTTGATGGGTGTTCTATAGAGTCTAAAGTTAAACTTTTAGTTGCTCTGGAAAACAGCAAATCAGTTGTTACCATTGCAAAGCGTCCTAAAAATATATTAGAACATGAAAAGTCTTACAAAGAGAGTTTGGATTTTATTTATGAAAACTCTGATGTTGTTATTTGTGTAACAGGTCCAGAACCTAGTGATACTTTAAAACGAATACAGAAAAATTTTAAATCAGACGACAAGATAATTGTTTTAAACTTTGTTGACTATCCCGGCGACTAGAGGAAGGTGTTCAGAAAATGTGTTGGAAAACGAGAGCCTATTTTTATGCCAAGACTCTCTCCCGACTAAGTCACCAATTGATTCGTGTATGACTTGAATAGGTATTGTGTAATTTTTCTTTCCTTTTAAAGTGGCCTGTGTAGTGTAATAGATATCATAAAAATCCCAGTCACCTTCAAAAAATTTAGGTTTTTTCAAATTTATACTATTTAAAGTAGAACCTTTCGCACACAAGAATAAGCCATCTAAGACTGCGACATGACCGTAGGGGCCATACCAGCTTCCATACATGGCACCCTCCTTTTTCCCATGAAGAACAAAGCCAGATAAGGGATTCATGTACTCTGTATTTTTATTCAAGTCTTCCCACCACACGCACGAATTCTTTAACATTCTAGTACCAGCAACTCCTAAAAACCCCACGTCTTGCTTCTCAAGGTTACTGTGTATGAATAAGTTGAAATCTTTTGCGTTGGTTAATATCTCAATATCGTCATGACATAATATGACATAGTCGTCAGCTAGTATATTAGCGTTCTTCATTCCTGTACACAAAGCTTCAAATATGGATTTGTAATTACTTAGTATACTAACTTCCCATCCGGCGGATTCGAGGAACTGTGTGATGGGTTGTGGTTTTGATATTTCTCGAGTAGGAATAAATGCGACTTTTTTCATTTTCTATATACTTTATAGGGCTATAATTAAATATTGACGAATCTAACAAAAAAACAGATGACTGAAGAGATACGGAAGTGTTCTGAGGACCCCGTTTACTTCATTAGAACTTACATTAACATTGAGCACCCTATTAAAGGTATAATTCCCTTTGATTTATACAGATTTCAAGAAAGAATTGTAAACGAAGTTCTAAACAGTAGGTTTAATATCATAAGGAAATTTAGGCAAGCAGGCATAACAACTATTTGTGCTGCTTATTCTTTGTGGTCGATAATTTTTAAGAAGAACCACTATGTGATGGTGGTGTCAATTGGAGACAGGGAATCTACTTCATTTTTACGACGAGTTATGTTGATGTATGAAGATTTGCCGAATTGGCTTAGACCGGCAATAAAAGAACGAAATAAACATACTTTACACCTGAGCACAGAGAGTCGAGTAAAATCTCAACCCGCCGGAGCGGGCCGAGGCGAAGCAGTTTCCCATTTGATGGTAGACGAGGCAGCTTTTATTGACAAGATGAGAGAATTTTGGGCTGCAATTTATCCAACGATTTCCACGGGTGGAAAGGCGACTCTAATTTCAACTGTAAATGGAATGTCCAATCTATATTATGAGATCTATAAAGATGCAGAGCTAGGAAAAAACTCTTTCAACGTAGTAGACCTCAATTGGAGAGAGCATCCAGAATACACTAAGAAGTGGTCAGAAGAGCATAGACCTATCATTGGTGAGCGAATGTGGCTTCAAGAATATGAGTGTGAGTTCCTCGGAACTGGTGACACTTTTATTGATAGACACACACTATCCAAACTTAATGAAAATTACACTGATGAATATCATCTGGCGTATTCCAACAGAATGAGAATATTTGAAGAACCAGATCCGTATTACACGTACGTAATGGGCGTAGATGCATCCTATGGAAGGGACAGAGACTATTCAGCCTTTCATATAATTAATACGTACACGGGAGAGCAGGTGGCAGAATTTTATTCAAATAGAACCCCTTTGAGTGAGTTCGCTAAGATAATATCAACGGAGGGGAACAAGTACAATGTTGCACATGTGGTTGTAGAAAGAAATGGACTCGGGATCCCTCTGATTCAAGAATTGTTTGAGCGCCTCGAATACGAGAATTTATGGATCGACGAAAAAGGAGAATTTGGACTTCAAATTACCCAGAAAATAAGAGAAGGAGTTCTAGCGTCCCTAGAGGAATTTTTGAGATCTTCCAGGATTAAAGTAAATTCGGTTAGAACTGTAAATGAGCTTCTTACTTTTATTATCACTGAGACAGGAAAAGTAGAAGCTGACGAAGGTTATAACGATGATCTAGTTATGAGTCTGGCATTGGCTTGCCATTGCGCAGATGAGATAGTAAGTTCTGCCCCTGTAATTGATATAGATAGCAAGAAATATGGTAAAAAAGATCAATCATACGAAGATAAACTCAAAGTTCCCATTCATATCTCAAAGAGCGGAGATAAATATAAAGAGGACATCTCATGGCTGATGAAATAGACAAAACTAACCTAGACGAATCCTACACCAATTTTTCGAACCCAAGAGGTAATGTAGCGGGTCAGCCGATGTCTCGTCTATCGGCGTGGTTTAATAAGTTTTTTGGAGGTTCTAGAGGAGGTTTTAAAGGACGTCCTGAAGAGAAGGGTGGGAGGCTCGCTGGAGACACCCTAAAAACGGATGACACATTTGGTGGAGTTCCTGGCTTTGGTATCTCTAGGGGTGTAGCAAAGATACCGGCAGTAGAATACGACAGAAAGCGTCGGTATAAGGAATACGAGAAGATGGATGACTACCCAGAAATAGCAGCTGCTCTGGACATCTATTCCGATGATTCGACACAAAAAAATATAACTGGTAAAATATTTGAAATAGAAACTGATAATAGGACAGTAAAAGAAGAAGTCCAGAGATTCCTAGAACATGTGAGAATGCGGGAGTTTATTTGGGATATTGTCAGAAATGTCTGCAAGTACGGAGATTGTTTTATAGAGAATATTGTAGATCTCAATAATACCAAAGCTGGTATT